AGCGATATATTAAGGAGAATTTTCATATGGCAACCCTTGTTTCCCCAGGCGTGTCAGTCACCGTTATTGATGAGTCATTCTACATCCCAGCGGCGGCGCCAACAGTTCCATTGTTCTTCGTAGCAACAGAAAAAGATAAGTTCCAGCCTAATGGACTTACAGTTGCTGCAGGTACTACCGAGCACTCAGTAGTGCGTACAGTTACATCTATCGGTCAGAGCGTTTCACTTTATGGTGTTCCATCTTTCCGCAAAGATTCAGCTGGCAACCAGTTTCATGGCGATGCACGTAATGAATACGGTCTTTTTGCTCTTAACCAGTTCCTTGCTCTTGGCAATCGTGCTTATGTTGTACGTGCGAACGTTGACCTTTCAGATGCAGCGCAATCATTCATTGGTATTGGCGTTCCAGAAAATACTACTCCAGCATTAACTGGTGTAGGTAATGGCACACTATCAGGTATTTCGGCTACATCAGCATTCGTAAAGCCAGAAACAATTTCTATAATTTTTACTAGCTCATCTGCCTTCACTGTTACTGGTTCTCACTCTGGTATTATTGGTAATGGCATTGTTGGTTCACCATTTACTTCAACGAAAGTTAACTTTACAGTTACAAATGGTGCTATAGCATTCTCTGCTGATGATTATTTCCAATTCGATCTTGTTTATGTTCCATCTGGATTTACTGGTGCTGGCACTGGTAAGATGTCTAACATCATTGTTACTGACAACACTATTGGTGCAGAAACATTGACAATTACTATTGGTGGTATTGTTAACGGTGTAAGAACATTCGCAGTAAGCGGTAGCGTTGCTGGTCCAGCATTCCCTACAGGAACAGTTGGTTCAATGTATGCATATGATCCAGTTAATTTCTTGATCACTGAAGGCACTACTCCTTTTGTTGCTGGCGATGAGTTCACTCTTATTCTTGCGACTGTTAATCTTTACAACCCACTTGGTGTAAATGATGCAGCAAAGCGCCAGACAATCGTTCAAGCTCTTCAAGCTGAAATTAACAGCAACACCGAAGTTCGCTCTGAAATCTATGAGTACAATTTGATTGTTTGCCCTGGTTATTCTGAAGTTGTTGACGAATTGCTTTCCTTGTCTAATACGGTTAGTGATGAAGCTTTTGTTATTGCTGACGTTCCAGTTAACAAATCGGCTGACCAAGCTGCAGTTTGGGCTATGACAACAGAACGTTTCTCTTCACAGAACGTTGCATATTACTACCCATGGGGTCTTGCATCTAATCTTGACGGTGCTAACGTTGTTATTGCTCCATCTGGTATTGCTCTTCGTACATATGCATATAGTGACAATCAATCTTATGTTTGGTTTGCTCCTGCTGGTGTTCGCCGTGGTAATGTTACAGGTGTTGCTTCTGTCGGTTACCTTACAGGTACTTTCGGTACACCTACAACATTCATCGAGACTAACCTTAACCAAGGTCAACGCGATAACTTGTATGAGTTCTTCAAGAACATCAACCCAATCGTATTCTTCCCAGGACGCGGTTTGATTGTTTGGGGTCAGAAGACTTCTTACGGTGCAGCTTCTGCTCTTGATCGTGTTAACGTAATGCGTTTGCTAATGTACATCAAGCGTCAGCTTCGTAAGTCAGCATTCCCGTTCGTATTCGAACCTAATGATCAGCTTACACGTGACAACTTGAAAGCGGCAGCTGATGGTTTCTTGAATGACATTCTTGCTAAGCGTGGTCTTTATGACTTCGTTACACTTTGCGACTTGTCAAACAACACTCCTGATCGTTTAGATCGCAATGAAATGTATTTGGACGTTGCTCTTAAGCCAATGAAAGCAGCTGAATTTATCTACATTCCAATCCGCGTTCTTTCAACTGGCGCTTCAATGCCAGGTTAATAGAGTAAGAAGGAGCTTCGGCTCCTTCTCTTCTTTCTAGATATAATTCCCCCGTAATAATGAGATTTAAACAGTTCTTAGCTGAATATGCTGGTGGTGTCGACCTCGACACTGCATGCAGTAAGATCAGACGTGAGTGCAAATACTTTCTCAAAGCTTCGAAAGGTAAAGCACTCTATAGAGGCATGAAGGGAATATCAGAAGAGGCAGGGGTTATCTTTGCGCCTGCTCCAAAGAATAGATCGCCAAAAGATTCAAGCCCTGGTTTCAATATCATGTTCAATGCTGGATTTGATTTAGCATATGACTTCAAAAACATCAGACAGAATTGCATGTATGCTACTGGCAGTTTTACTTCTGCTAAAGTGTATGGGCCAACCTACTTCATTTTTCCAAAAGGAACGTTCTCATGGGTCTTTTCACCAGACTATGAAGACTCGTATGAAGACTCTGGACGCATGTATGGTTCATTAGGCTATGCGATAGAGAAAGATTTAGGCATTAGAATTCCTAGCCATGAACTAAGTCAGATGTTTGAACATCTTGGTCAAGAAAATATAACAGCAGATAAGTTTATCGCTGGCGGTTCGCAAGTTGATGATGCTCTGGAAGAAGCTATGATGGATAGCTTTACAGACGAAGAAATAGCTGCAGTTAAAAATTTAGACCTTAACAAAATACTGGTTAAAGGATTGAAGACAGTGTTTGAACAGGACTACATTGATTCTGAAGACTTGAACAAGGCCATCGGAATACGACACGAAATCGGTTTCTACGGCTTTGAAGGCTACTATGCAGTACCAACTCTATTAGTGTATCAAATGCTGAAGCTAGACAAGTCTGAGCTTGGAGATCGGTTCGCAGAGGAAATTCCTGAAGCAAAGTACGATCCTTCCACGCTTTACCCTTACCTTCTTAATCTGATCGATCAAGCTTAGCCCTTTGGAATTTTACCAAAAAATCACGTTAAAACGATAAATAATCACACGTTAAAGATTAACTCTTTAGACTTACTATACAAGGAACAAATATGGCAACACTAAGTCAAATGGGCATCCCCGGTGCAGGCGCTGGCGTTTTACACCCAAAGCAAAAATACAGATGGCGCGTTTCATTTACTGGCTTGGCACGTCTAGTGTCAGGAGCAGATAGTAAAGAGTTAACACGTCAGGCAATTACGATTTCTCGCCCAAATATTACATTTGAAGAAATCACAATGCATCGTTATAACAGTACAGCATACATTGCTGGTAAGCATACATGGGATCCATTGTCATTGACCATTGAAGATGACATTACCGGTCTTGCATCTTATGCTATTCAAGGTCAACTTGAAACACAACAGCGCTTGATCGGTGCTGATGTTGGTTCATGGTTGAATTCAGCTTCTACTGGTAAGGACTACAAGTTCGCTATGACTATCGAGCAGCTTGACGGTAACGAAGGTGTTGTTGAAACTTGGAAGCTTGAAGGTTGCTGGATTGTATCATCTAACTATGGTGATCTTGATTACAGCTCTTCAGATGCTGCTACTATCGAACTTTCAATTCGTTATGACCATGCACGTCAAGAACTTGCTGGCTCTGGTTATGGAACAGCATTAGAAGGTTTCTTGAACTAATAAGCCGTTCTATTATTTTAATAAAGGGGATCTTTTGGGTCCCCTTTATTTTGTCTGGTTAAAGCTTCTGAAGTAAGACCTGAATTCCTAATAAATAAAACAATGCAAGATAGGATTTAACATGGACATTTCAGGATTACTAGGTAGTACTGGTACCGCACTCGAGTCAGAAGCGTATAAACAATTCGGCGCTGCGGTTAATAATCAGGTTGATGGTAGATTAGCAGGAATATTTAGTCTGCCGGGCTCAGGGTCGAGCAAAGGAATTGATGCGTCTGACGCCCGAGCAGCTGTTTCTCATGCTAAAAATAAAGCTTGGGACCCAACCAAATATGCTGCTGCACTTGCTAACTTTAGCGGCGGGTATGACCCTAAGAATAAGTTCCTGTTCAGAGTTAATTTTAAGATGAATGAAAGTGTTCGTCAAATGGCATCAAGTCTGGGTGTCAACATTGATGGCATAAGTAATGACATTAATTTTGTTATTAAGCAGATAGATTTACCAAAAGTTGACTTCGAATATGAAGATGTTAACATGTACAATTTCAAAACGAAAGTACTAAAGGGTATAAAGCACCGTGATTTGAACATTATTCTTTATGATGACGTTGGTAACCATGCATTAGCGCTTATCAATGTTTACATGGAAATTCTAAGTCCTATTTCCCGCATTAAACAAAGCTCATCGATGGCTTTAGAAGATTATGGTATGGCATTCAATAGCGCATACCGCGGTTTAGATACTGCCTCACGTGGCACATTTCCTGGCGGAACAAAAGACGTTCTAAGTGAACTTACTATTGAACAGTTCTATGTTAATATGTCATTAAATGCTGAAGGGCAATCAATAACAGATCTCGTTAGATTGAATCGTTTCAATTTCACTAACCCTCGCATTCAACAGTTTGATATAAGCGATCAAGACCACGAACAAGGTGGCACATCGAATACTATATCAATGGTATTTGATTACGATTCGATGCACATTGATGTCAATCAGCTTGGTTCATCATCTACTATACCTGCACATGGATTAGGCGATATGCTTAATAACGTTTATCCAACAGCTGGCACAATAACTCGCGGTCCTACTACACAGGCTGGTGCAACGAATAATCCATTAATTGATATTTTGGCTAGACAGGGTCAACGGATGGTTCAAACCACGGTGGGCGGACAACTCAATAAAATGCTGGGTGGTATTGGTGGTGGAGCACTAAGTGGTACCGTTAGCAGTATTACTGGTGCTCTTGGTGGTGCAGCAAGTAGAACACTATCAGGCTTTGGGCAAGGGGTACAGCAAGGAATTGCAAGAGGCACATCATCGATAGTATCTGATAATGCTTCTGTTACCGATAAGGCAGCACAGACGGCATCGGGACCTGAGGTGCCTTAATGGTTTTTAGAGCTAGATTTATTCCTAAAAATGTTACTAAGTACGTTGGCAACATTGATAAAATATTTGCCCGCTCTAGCTGGGAACTTACTGTTATGAAGTTTTTTGATGCATCATCAGCAGTTAAAAGATGGGGTTCAGAAGAACAAGTCATTCCTTATCTTAGCCCTGAAGACAGTAGGGTGCATGAATATTGGCCAGACTTCTTTGTTGAGTATGTAAACAAAGAAGGAACAGTAATTAAAGAAGTTGTCGAAGTTAAACCTAGACATGAGTCAGAAGAAAAGTATGCTAAATCAGAACGTTCTAAAGCTGCACTGTCAGTGAATGAAGCCAAATGGAAAGCAGCTAATATCTTCTGTGAGTCAAGAGGCTGGAAATTTAGAGTTATAACAGAACATAGCATTTATCATCAAGGCAAGAAGAAAGAAAAATTAGATGGAAAACCTTCCGCAAACACCGTCAATTAGGCGATCAGTTGATCCACGATTTAAGAAGTATTCTGGAACTAGAATACCTGCCTTTCGTTCGTCTTGGGAAACTGCATACGCTGGTGCACTAGATAGATCACCTAATGTTAAATCTTGGGCATCTGAACCATTTAGTATCACGTACTACAATCCAATTAAGAAAAAGAACACGCTCTACTGGCCAGACTTTGTTGTTGAGTTCACTAACAACTTTGTAATGATAGTTGAGATCAAACCACTTAAAGAAACGCTGCTCGAAAAATCACGAACACTTTACGATAGAGCAATGGTGCTGCAGAATGCAGCAAAGTGGCAAGCAATGCTAGCATTCTGCAAGACACAGGGTTGGGGCTTCAAGGTCTATACTGAAAGAGAACTCGCAGGTTTACTAACTAAGCGCACGACAAATAAACCCAGAACAGCTAGAACAACTAGAACAACTGTCAAGCCACGTGGAACAAGAGGAACAAGAAGATGAAACCGTTACAACACCCCTTAGAATCAGTATTTGGTATGGAAGAAGGTACTATAGATATTGAACAGGAATATGCAGTTGCAGAGCAAGCTCAAACTGCTCCATTGACTGAAGCTCCTCTTGATGTGAAAGACGAAGATGACAAGCTAATCGAGCAACGCTTAGACGATGTTTATGAAATGGCTCTTCAAACCTTTCAAAATCAGACAGCATATACTGAGATCATTGAGCCTAGATATGCAGCTAGAAATGCAGAAGTTGCTGCTAATTACTTAAATATAGCTTTAGCAGCAGCGAATAGTCGCGCTAAGGTGAAGTCAGATCGTAAGAGAGCTAATCAAGCATTCGTACCATACGCTAATGGCGGTAAGACTACGAACAACTTGGTGATTGCCTCCAGGGAAGAAGTATTACGAATGATCAATATTGATGGAATTACTAAAGAGATAAAATGATATCGTTCAAAGAGTTTTTATCAGAAGCAGCAATCAAGAAGTGGGATGTCAAGAAGACATCACTTGACGGAATTATTAAGCTGCTCAATGCTCAGTATAAAGATGGTCTGAATGCTATTGCAAATGGCTCAGTCTTGTATCGTGGCTTCGGCAATATGAACAAAAAAGAAGCTGAAGGCTATAAGATTATTAACACCACGAATGCTATTAGAACATCTCGTGATACGAATAATCTATATCAGCTCTGTATGGATCATTCTTCAGCGCTAGCACAATATCCAAAGAGAAGCAACTCGCTGATATGTTCGACACGTATGTCAGGTGCAGATAGTTTCGGCAGAATAAATGTCATTGTTCCTATTGATGGAACTAAAGTTGCAGTATGTGGTAGTAAGGATATGTTCGACACAATGATCGAGAGTTCTTACTATGACAGCAATAATGTAGAGAGTTTTGGTGATCATCTTAAGTATGCTCTTACTGCTTTAAAATATCCAAAGCTAGCTCAGTATACAGATATTGCAGCCATTGATGCTTTCTTAACCAACGTAAACCCTTCAAGAATTGCTGAAGTATTTGACACCAATGGTTTTGACATGGGTAGTATACAGAAGCTAACTAACAATTGCGCTGAAGATAAGAAGATGACAGCTATTGCTTCTGCTATTATGACGCCTAAATCTCTTGACTTAAAATTGCTTCCATATGGCGGTGTTCTACCAACATCTGGAGATGGTAGTGGCCATGAAATGAATGGTAATGAAGCATGGTTCTCTGGTAAAGCAGTAGCTATTGACCTTGAAACTTTTGCTGGCATTCTTATTGAAATGCAAAAACTTAAGATGCCTATTGGAAAGAAGGTTATGGTAGACATGAGCTACTACATTACAAAGGTAGAAGACAAAATGGCAAAGAAGGCTGAGAAATGATAAGCTTTAAAGAGTACTTAGAAGAAGCCATTATCAAGAAGTGGGACCAGAAGAATGCTGGTGTTGAAGAAGCCATTGCTCTTTTGAATAAACATTGTAGAGATGGCTTGAGAGCTATTGATAACAAGGGTATCATTTGGCGTGGTATCGAAAGCAATAAACTTAAAGAGTTTGGTATCCTGGACTCATCAACTGGTATTAGAACTTCTAAAGATACTTCAAACCTTTATCAAGTAATGATGGATGGTTCAACAGCGCTAAAAGCATATCCATCCCGCAGCAAGTCATTCATATGCGCTTCAACATTCGGGGTTGCATCTAGCTATACTTCAAAGTATGGTGCTGACGTTGCTAAGAATGTTTATGCGTTCATCCCATTTGATGGCACAGATATTGCAGTATGCCCTAATGCTGATATGTTTGGTACAACAATATCTGGACCATACACTAGAGAGTTTCATGGTGTTGATGGAATGAATAACTCTTTCCATTATTGGCTTAGAGATAATTTCAAAATAGCTCCAAACAAAACTAAGTCTGGGCAGCATGAAGATATAAAAGTTATCGATGCGCAGCTTGCTAAAGTTTCAGATAAGAAATTTCTAGATGCTATTTTATACGCAAAGTGGGTAGGCCCTAGCTATGATAAGAATGAGGAATTTGCTGAGCTAGTTAATAAGGATCCAAGTAAACGTTTTACTGCTATCGCATCTCTTGTTCTCACGCCACAGACAATGAATCTAAAGCTTGTGAAGTTCGGTGATAAACTTCCAGCTGGTCGAGAAGTTTGGTTCTCTGGTAAAGCAGTTGCTATTCGTAAAGACGTTATGGATAACATTATGAAGGTTATCAAGGATGAAAAGAAAGCTGGCGTTCGTGAAGCGGTGAATGATAAAGTCTTCTTCACAGACTTTAAGAAGGAAAAAGAAATTCTTGATGGCGAATATAAACTTATAGCTTCTGCTGGTTATGTAGGTTATGGTTCAAAGCCTGGATTTAAGAGTGATCAGTTTCGTATAGTAGCAAAGACTGCTAAGGGTGCTGAAGTAGGCTGGGTAAACTTTGAGAAGCATGATGATCATTTAGAAGCGCTGGATCTATCAATTCAACCAGCTCATAGACGTAAAGGCATCGCGACTGAAATGTATAAGTTAGCTAGAGAGTGCGGCAATGATGTAGCACCTTCTAAGCTTCAAACCGGAATGGGTAAGACCTTCTGGAATAAGGACCATTCAAAATGAGATTCAAAGACTTCCTGCAAGAGTGGTCCAATACTGCTAGTAGTATTAGAAAATCCTTAGAGAAAAAAGGGTATAAGTATATTGGTAAGGGTGTAGATCAATCTGCATATCTTGAACCAAAGACGGGAAAGGTATTGAAGGTATTCGGCACGGGTCATGATGGTGACGATGCCGGCTTTTCAAAAGATCAGTACATGTTTAAAGCCTGGGCTGCCTATTGCAAAAAGAATAGCTCAAATGAATTTCTTCCAAAATTTGATGGATGGGAATCTTTTGAGTGGAAAGAAGAAATGTATCTTCAGATCAGAATGGAACGTTTGCAGGAACTTCCTCGCGGATTATCATTTGCTTTAGAAATACTAGCTAATGAAATAGATCAAGCACATGACAAAGAAGATATGGTTGACGAAATTATTAAGCATGTGCATGAGCTAGATAATGAAGATGAATCACCTGTTCATTTAGAGTCAAGAGAAGCTGATGCAATTGAACAGCTCATGGTTCAATTAGGTGATAAGCCATTCAAACAGTTTCTAATGACTATTGGTGATCTATCTAAAATAGCTTATAACGATGGTTATCGGTTTGATCTACATGGCGATAACTTCATGCATCGTAATGATGGAATTCCTGTCATTGTTGATCCTTGGGTAATATAATGATCTCCTTTAAACAGTTCCTAAAGGAAGGTGATCTTCCGCATAATGTCCAAAAGGCTTGGTCGACGAAGGCTGCGACAGAAGAGCAAGCAGTTGCGTGGCTCATTGCTAATAACCAAGAAGCATTAGCATCAGGTAAACTAATCTATCGTGGGTTCCAAGACCCACCGCAAGAAGATATGCTGTTTATAGATTCGTCTAATTCTAGACGGACATCTAGAGATTCCTCAGGGATGTATCAAGCTATGATGGATAATTCTGATGCATTTAAGAATGTTCCATCTCGTTCCAACTCATTCATTTGCACCACTACTGAATCACAGACGCGTAGATATGGCGTTTCATTTGTAATGTTCCCTAAGAAAGGAACACCACTAGCCGTAAGTGAAGTAGATGATTTTTTCAACTCATCGATTAGCGGTGAGGCGATGCAGTGTTATGGCATGGGATCAATTGAGTCCATGAACCTTTCTATTGGTCGACACCTTAGAGATGGATTCAATATCAAACCCAATCGTGGCATGACTGCCACTGAAATTGATGATGTACTTAATAATGTTAAGGTCGAAGAATTCATGAAAGAAATGGGGCTAGATAAATCAAAAGCCGCTCCAGCAATTTTAGCTCAAATTGAAAAGCAGGGTGGCAAAGATTATTTTACAGCTCTAGCAAATGTTATTGCGACACCAAATAACTTTGGCGTTGAAGTTGTGACATATGGAACTGCTAAGTTAGATACCAATACTGAACTTTGGTTCTCTGGCAATGCATTAGTCGTTGATAGCAAACATCTCTCTACATTATTGCAAAAACTACCACCTGAAATAAAGGTTGCTCCAAGCATAAATTAAACTTGCAGTTATCAAAATGATAACGCTTCATCTGTGATGAGCCACCAATCATTTTACAATGAGGACATTCTATTTTCTTTTTAGGAACACTTATAGCTAATATTTCTTCAGGCGTTCTTTTTCTTCCCGTTAGTGCTAAAGATAATTTATCTTTGTGCTCGCTAGATAAAGGAATTCCTATCTTATCCCGGTGCATCTTATTAAGATTTGCCTTATGTGCTTCAGAGTTTTTAGCAGCATTAGACATATTTTTCTTCCACTCATCCCCGATAGTTCTACCTGCATGAATTGCACTTAGCTTCTGTTTATGTTCATCTGTAAGCGGAATTCCAAGTCTTGATTTTAGCAATGCTGCTTTTGAATTAGCATGAATAGTTTTTCCTTTGTTAGGACCACCATTCTTGTTTCTATTTTTAGCAAAAGCAGCAACTACATTTGGGTGAGCTGGGACTCCCTTCTTAGATTCCGACACTAACTTCTTTATGTGTTCATATTTCCTACCGGTTATTCTTACCGCCTCAATATGAAATTTACTGGGGTTACAAAGTCGTAACACTGCTAAAGCCATTTTGCTTTTATATTTTCCAACGGTAAATTTCACAAGTAATCTGTGACAGATAAAGTGTTCTCTAGCAGTTAGTTTAACAATATTATCAGGTAAAGAACTTCCGCCTAGACTAGCAGGTATGATATGATGTCTTTCTATGTATCCTTCATAAATATCTTTACGCTTAGCATTCTCTATGATAGAGAAATACCATCTACTATATTTGTTCTGAAGTAACATAAGGACTCCCGTGAAGTTATCTTTCAAAAATTATTTATTAGAATCTAGTTCAGACAAGGGTATCCTAAAGGCTATCTTTGTTATTGGAATACCTGGATCTGGTAAGTCTTACACCACCGCGCAATTGAACGGGGTAGTATCCCCGAAGATTGTGAACACTGACAAAGCTTCGGAGTTTATGTCTGCAAAAATTGATAAGAAAATTAATTCTGAAACATGGGGTGATTTTAGAGACTCTGCTCACCGCATAACTAAGAACATGTTAATGAATTATCTGGACGGTGTATTACCGCTGTTTATCGATGGTACATCTAGTAATTTGAAAAATATCCATAGACGTATTGGTATTCTAAAATCGGTGGGTTATGATATCGGTATCATTAATGTAACTGCATCATTAGAAACAGCAAAGAAGCGAGCCAAGGAACGAGAAGAAAAAATCGGTAGAGCAGTTGATGTATCATTTATTGAAACTAATTTTAAGAAGAGCGCAGAAAATGCAGCCGAATTAAAAAGTCAAGTTCCATTCTTTAGAGAAGTAGATAATGATTCAGGGGTGCTAGATGATGCTGCTATGAAAAAATTATTCAATGAAGTGCAAGACTTCTATTCTAAGAAAGTATCTAATCTTACTGGAAGCCGGGTCCTAGAAGAAATGAATAGCAAGAAAACAAAGTATCTTGCTCCAGAGATAATGTCAAGAAAAGAACTAGAACTTCTTTGTGATGGATGGTACAGAGAATGATCTCCTTTAAACAGTTCCTCAATGAGTCAGAGAAGTTTGACTTAGAAAAATTCAAGAAAGATTGTTCTGAATATCTTAACTTGTTAAAAGGTACACACGGCAAATACATGCTATACCGCGGTACTCACGAAATGCCTGCTGACTTCAAGATTGAGACATGGAAAGAACGTGAAGGTCCAAGAGATTCTTCTTTTACAATGCATGATGGTATCAACAAATATCTTGAAGACACGTTTGGTGTACCTGCTCGTGACTGGATGTTCTGTACTGGTCGTGCAAATGATGCAGCTATGTACAGTCCAGGCCGTAAAAATGTTACTATCATCTTTCCCATAGGCGAATTTGAATGGCTAGCTGCTATGGATGACGATGCACGCGACATGACAGGCTTCTACAACAGATGTGGTGGCAAGAAGGATCCTACATACGACAATCCTGAGATCGAAAAAGGCAATAAGCTTGCTGTAGAACTTATGAAGCATAAGATGGAACACTGGCACTGGAAAGATAGTGAAGACATTGTTGGATGTATTAAGTCTGACAATGAAATTATGTTTAGATGTGATAAGTTCTATGCTTTCAATTACTTAGGTCCTACAGTAGAGAGCCCAGAGTTTCAAGATTTCTTACTATCAATCTGATCTATACTACTTCTACCTTATATTCGATAAATAAGCTATCGTATTGGAGACATTAATGAAACTCACACAACAACTTCTTTCTATTTCAGAAGAATCAGCAGTAGCAAAGTCAGCCCAACAGCAGGCTGACTTGTTAAAGGCTCATCAGAAAGCTAAGAAGGTCAGCGCTGATCAGGGCGTAGTACAGCACGTTAATAAAGATAAGACTACTGGGCGCATATATGCATCTGACTGGTATGACGACGATGAAACTTTAGCATCATACAACAATGGTAAGCTTAAAGAGGATATTAATGAATCTAAAGAAGGTGAAGAATTAACTGCAGACAAATGTAAAGAAGGTGACGTTGTTGCTATCACTGGTAATGTAGAACATGAAGGCGACACTGGAGAGATTACAAGTTTTGGACAGGATAAGAAATTTGTTGTCGTGAAAATGTTTAAGGACAACAAAGAGTACTCCTTTCATTCGTCTGATGTTACAAAAGAATCAGACGAAGATGCTGAAAAACGTGAAGATGAAGATGACGTCTTTGACAAAGAAGAACAAGATACTTTCTTCGTTGCATTCTATGACGAAGATGAACACAAGTCTTGGATAGGTAAAGTTTCAAAAGCTGATGGCGGTAAGTGGCATGAGTCTGAACACAAGGGTTCTGCTGACTATCGTTGGGGTACCTCATACATGAGCTACTTAACACCCGCTCAAGTCATGGATTGGATTCACAAAGACTATCGCCATGGTATGGAAATCGAAGGACCTTTCGATACAGCTGAAGAAGCTGAAGAATACGTCTCACATAATTTTGGTTCACTAGAAGAATCAGTTGAGATGTATGAGGGAAAATCATTCACAGACTTTGATGCATGGAAGGCAGCTGTATTGACTTCATATCCACAGCAAGCTAAGAAGATCAAATTCAAAGGCCGCATGGAAGGCAACAAGGATACTATCTCTGCTGAAATCCCTGGTGAAGACCGTTCTTACGGTGTTTGGGATCAAGACACAGAGAAGGGTGTCGTTCTTTCAGAAGGAATGGATTTCAGCGCTATTGAACTTAAGAGAGCGCAGAAATACTTCAACGATAATGCTGATGCAGATATGGACTATCAAGATGTTGTTGATCTTATAACTGACCATAGATTCTCTGATAAGATTGCTCAACACATTGCTCTCGACAGTGGTCGCGTTGCTCCTAAGAAGAAAGTTACAGAAGCAGTCAAGGACATGATTGAAGCTCATGGCATCAAAGGTATGTCTCGCACTCCATGGCGCAGAACTTTCAAAGACGAAGATGCTATGGTTGCATGGGCTGAAAAGTTTGATGCTGAAATCTATGGTCAGCGTGAAACAGATTATGCTGCTCAGTTGAAGAAGGGCAAGCCTGTAAAGGAAGACGTTCACAAAGCTGCAGTAGAATGGTTCAAAGCAGAAAAGCCAGAAGAATGCCCTAAGTGCAAGAGCTCTGACTTCTATCGCACATCATTTGGTCATACGCAAAAGATTGTTTGCTCTAAGTGCGGTCAAGTAGCTGCTAAGAAGGACATCAAGGAAGGTGTTGTAGATGCCATCAAGAAGAGTGTCAAGAGTGTAAAGCGCGGTATGCAAGGTTGGGGTGGAGTGCAGGGTAAACCAGCAGAAATTGCGAAGCGTGCCAGAGGATATAGCGACGATCAACTCAAGAAACTAGACTTGCGGAATGGCATTTATAATGATGTAGATGGGAAACCAATAGCTAAAAGCCCACAAGCTTTTCAGCAGAAAGTTGTAAAGCATGAGTTAGAAAAACGTGGAACTGTTCAACGCACTCTTTACAAAGCTAACAACAAAGACCATGACACAACGTGGACTCAGACTGGTAAGAGTGGTAAGCACATGCAGAATGGCGAGCACACACAAGAGTGGAAAGAGCTAGACAAGAATGGTAAGCCTACTGGTCAGCGTGAATGGCGCAATATGGCTGGCGAGTATGTTGGTGAAGGCGCTAGCGCTAATGATCGTCTTCAAGCTCGTGCTAAAGAACTTCTCCCAGTTCTTAAAGGTCCTTTCAAGAAGAAAGAATCTGTAGTTGCTCAATGTGCTGAACTTGCTGCTAAGTATTTCAACAGTGCAGGCCTTCAGCATGACTATGAGATTGATGAATACATCAAAGGCGAAATGAAGAAACGCGGCATCACTGAAGGTGTCAACATTGCCATCGCTGAAATGTGGGGAGCTAGTGATCATGCTCCAGACCAAATGTCTAAGAAGGCTGAAGCATCCTATGTTGCTAAGTTGAAAGCTCGCAACACTGTTAAGTCTATCGGAAGACCTACTCGCGGAACTGGTAATGCTGGTATGAAGACGCCTTATGATCAAGGTAAAGTATCTGCAGAAAAAGGTGAGAAGTATCAGAACATATATGACCAGCCTGGTGAAGAGACAGAAAGCAAAGACTACAAGAAAGGTTTTGACAGCGTAAAATCTGTAAAGGAAGGTAAAGACGATAACATTGCTAAGCTTCGTAAGGACTACACGGACGCTAAGGGTTGGGTAGAGATGGCTAAGAGCGATGTAGAACGTCGTAAGCATCAAGCTACTGTACAGAAGATTTGGAACCATGCTAAGAACCAATACAAGATTGATCTTGACCGTAAAGATGGTAAGCTTGATGAAGGCTTCTCTCCATTCAAACCAAATGCTCGTGTGAAGATTGTTTCTGGTCCTAAGGATGCAGTTGGTAAGGAAGGAACTATTGGCGAAGTAGTTACAACTAATGGTCAGAAGTCTTACACAATCGATTATGATCATGACTTCAAGTCTGACAAGCCAAACTTTGGTGCTAAGTCTATTCGACTTCAGCCAAAGGACATCAAGCTCATTCGTGATACAAAAGTTAAAGAGTCTAAGGGTGATGGCGAACAGTTAGAAGTTATCAATAAGGCTCATGCTGATGGTGCAGCTAAGAAAGTGTTCTTCACTGGTACTTACGAAGAATGTAAAGAGTTCATGCGCACTCACAAATCCTTGAAGATGGATTTGATGTATAAAGAGTCAGGAAGATTGGCATCATATGCACTCTAAAATTTCATTTAAACAATACCTAGTAGAAATGGCAGTGCATACGCAAGTAGTGTTTGCTACTAAGCAACTACTTAATGCGGCAGATATCGAAATAGTAAATAGCGTTAGCCCAGACACTTTAGAAAAAGCTAAAGAAGAAAAGCACAAATTTGTACCGAGCGCTGCCGGTAACTGGTTAATCAGCATATTTCATTTAAAAGATTTTAAATTCGCGCGTGTTGAAGCACCTCGAGGTATTTCAAAACTGCCAACATTCTATACAGCAAAAGGAAGATAAAAATGTTACTACAACAACTTACACAGATGAAGGCCTTGAAAGAAGGCCAGATGAAGAATGCTATTATGGATACGGTTGAAGACCATTGCCGTAATGCTGACATCCCTGATGGTGCTTCATACGAACAAGCTGTTGCAGCTATCGTAAAGAGCATTCGCAATACGGACAGCATGGCATCTGAATGCCCTGTGTCCGAGCTTACTGGCTATGTCAAGGACTACTTCCCTAAGGATGAGTATGTAACTGAAGATGAAGAGATGGGAGCTCCTCCTGCTCCAGAAGCATCTGCTGACACACCAGTAGATGGTGGCCCAGAAGTTATTGGTAAGGCTGGTGACTACGTTGTATCTCTTGAAAAAGAATCAGAGACTGTTACTCTCAAGAAGGGTGATGAGACTATCACATCAATGCCACTTGTTATTTGGTCACAGCTTAAGAGACAATAGAATGCCGCAGACAGCGCTCAAACATTTGGCTAAGAAAGCCGGGATCAGCCCTGAAAAAGCTGATCATTACTGGAACAAAGCTAAAGGAATCGTAAAAGCAGAATACAAAGTCGACGAGCACGACGGTAAATTTTGGGCGCTAACGATGGGCATCGCAAAGAAGATGATGGGCTTGAAAGAGTCTATCAGCTTCAAGGAATTTTTAGGCGAGAAAGCAGTTACAAGAGAGCCAGCATATGAAGTGAAAGGCTCTGAAGAAGCTCTGAAAATATTTGAGACTCAATGTAAAGATGCACATTGGATGTTGGTAGAAGACCGACCCCTTTGGCGCGGTACTAAAAACCTCAGTCCTTTAATTGCGAAAGCTGGATATGTTACAGTTGATACATCAGCAACAGAGCGTAAGAGTCAAAATACTTCTAACTTCTATACAATGATTTTGGATAACAACCCAGCTATGGAAGGATTTCCTAAGCGAGGTCGCTCATTCATTGGATCTACATCACGAGATACAGCAGAAGGATTTGCTAGAAGCTGGGATGAACCAACTGGCACTAAGACTTTCGTAATGATCCCATTTGATGGTACTAAGATCGGTGTTTGCTCGTCAAGCGATATGTGGAACAACTCAGTCAATCTATTCTATCGCACGCGTGATGTTGCAGATATGAATGACGAGTTTGAAGAACTCGGATTAGAACCTACTCTTGCTAGCTTCAAGAAGTTTGATGAAGACCTTCGTGATGGTGATGACGTTGCACTAAGTCGTTTCACCCGTGTGTTCTATAATGCTGCTAAGAAGGGTGAGACAGACGACTTCTTGAATACAGTTTGGGAAGCTTATACACCCACAAGATTGATGCTTAAGCACTACACTACTAAAAACTTACCTCATGATCTAAAACGTAATGAAGTATGGGTCGGCGGCAAAGTGCTGTTGATAGATGAGAAGGTCTGGAAAGAACTAACAGAAATGGCAGAAGAGTATAAGTATGACGATAACGTTTAAACATTTTCTAGCTGAGGTAGCTGTTGGTAAAGTGCCAGAGTTTGAGAAGCTTAAAACCAAGAAGGCAGTTAAGATGCTTAACACGCATTGTAAAGATGCTATTTGGATGCTTCAACAGAATAAACCATTCTTCCGTGGTGAACAACATTTGACCCATACAATCGCTAATGCTGGGTTTGTTACTGTTGATCCATCTAAGACTGAACGAGCTAGTCAGAATACGTTTAACTACTATACAGTTTTACTTGACAACAACCCTAACAACAAATCATTTCCAAAACGTTCTCGTTCATTCATTGGGACTACTGATAGATGGAATTCAGAAAGTTATTCTTATGGCGGCGCAGTGTTCATGATGATCCCATTTGATGGTGTAAAAATTGGTGTAGTTAATGAAGATGACATGTGGGATACTAAAATAATGCTGTTTGGCACAAGGGCAACTATTGAAGGCTACAACGGAAAGTGGAAGCGTTTGGGTTT